ACGTCGAGATCAGCCTTCCTCAGGACCCGGGGCAGGCAGGCAAGGTGCAGGCAAGGGATTTCATTGCCATGCTCGCCGGCTATGTCGTGAAGGCCGAGCCCGAAACCGGCGACAAGGTGACAAGGGCCGAGCCGTTCTCTGCACAGTGCGAAGCCGGCAATGTGTTCATCGTTTCTGGCGATTGGAACGCCGACTACATCGATGAGCTGTGCCTGTTTCCCGGCGGCTCGTTCAAGGATCAGGTTGACGCGTCGTCCGGTGCATTCGGGCGTCTGTTGAAGCCGAGGGCTGTCCCGCCCGTATTCGGAACCTATGGCAGGATTGCAAATGGCTGATACGCCTTACGCCACGTCCAGCGACTATGACGCCATGCTCCCATATTGGGAAATGGTCGAGACGATCCTCGACGGCGCCGATGCCATGCGGAAGGCGGGTGAAAAGTACCTGCCGAGATTTCCGAACGAAACGCAGGAGAACTACGATTACCGGCGCAAGAACGCCAAATTCACCAACATCTTCCGCGATCTGGTTGAAGGGCTGGCGTCAAAGCCATTCGCAAAGCAGGTGGATTTCGTGGAGGGCTCGGCCTCTGAGCGTGTGAAGGACCTTGGGGAGGATATCGACGGGGCAGGAAATCACGTCCACGTCTTCGCTGGCGATGTATTCTTCAATGGGATCGCCAGTGCGATTGACTGGATACTGGTCGACCACACGCCAGTGCCACAGGGTGCGACCCTGGCCGATGAAAAGGCCATGGGCGCGCGGCCCTATTGGGTTCGCATCCCGGCTATTCGCATGCTGTGGGTCGAAAGCGCCATGATCGCGGGCAAGGAGGCTTTCACTTACGCCGTGATCTACGAGCCGACGAAGGTTCGGGAAGGGTTCGAGGAAAAGACGAAGAAGCGCGTTCGGATCCTGATCCGAGACAAGCAGGAAGATGGTTCCTACGCTCCAGCCCGATACGAGGTTTGGGAGGAGGCGAGCAAGGGCGGCACATGGGTCATGATCGAGCATGGCCCGATCAGCATCGGCGTGATTGCTCTCGTCCCATTCCTCACTGGACGGCGGAAGGAAGGTTCGTGGCAGGTGCTCCCGCCCATGAAGGACGCCGCGTTCTTGCAGATCGAACATTTCCAGCAGGAAACAAACCTGAAGAGCGCCAAGGAACTCACCGCGTTTCCCATGCTCACCGGCAACGGCATCACCCCGCCGATAGATGAAAACGGCAATGCGGTCATGGCACCTATCGGCCCTTCGGTGGTGCTTTATGCTCCGCCCGGAGCGGACGGTGGTCAGCACGGCGAGTGGAAGTTCATAGAACCAACGGCTGCATCGTTGAAATTCCTTGCCGAGGAAGTCGACAAGACAGAGCAGCAGCTTCGCGAGCTTGGCCGCCAGCCTCTCACGGCCCAGACCGGGAATCTGACCGTCGTCACCACGGCATTTGCGGCCCAGAAGGGCAACAGCGCCGTGCAGGCTTGGGCATTGAACTTGAAGGACTGCATCGAACAGGCATTGGCCTTCACGTGCATGTGGCTGAAAGACCCGAGTGAGCCCGAGGTGTCGATCTATACCGACTTCGATGTCGAGACGGATTCGATCGATGGCATGCGTGTCGTGCTCGACATGAACAAGGAAGGACTTGTTTCGCGAGAGGCGACGATCACTGAAGCCAAGCGCCGCAACATCCTGTCGCCCGAGTATGACGAGGAAAAGGATCTCGACCTGATCCTTGCTGATCTGCCCGACGACGAGGCTGAGATTACGGCTGCTCTTCCACCGGCGCCCGCCGACTGATCAGGAACAATTCGGCATCTAACCGGCTCGGCAGGGTGAACCTCCGGGCTATTCCAACGCGCGGGAAGCGCACCAAATCCGGGATGGATACAACATGGCACTCAAAGCAATTCTGGCATCGCTCGATGGCATAGATGATGCGGTCAAAGCCTTTTATGTCGAAAAGGACGGGAAGTTCATTCTCGACGTGGAAACGGTCGAGGGCTTCGCTCTTGAAGATGTATCGGGCTTGAAGACGGCGCTCGGTAAGGAGCGGACGGCCCGCGAGAACGCGGAACGCCTCACCGCCGCATTCAAGGACATCGATCCGGCGAAGGCCAAGGAAGCGCTGGCGAAGGTCGAGGAATGGGGCAATCTCGACCCATCGAAGGAAGCCGATAAGATCGCCAATTCGAAGTTCGAGGCCGCCAAGGCCCAGCTTCTGGAAAAGCATACCGGCGAGCTGACAAGCCGCGATGATCGGATCGGCCATCTGACAAAGACGGTGGAAAGCCTGCTTATCGACCAGGCCGCAACTGCAGCTCTTGCCGAGGCCAAGGGATCGGTCGATCTGCTCCTGCCTCACGTCAGGGCTCATACCCGCGTCAAAGAGGTCGACGGAAAGTTCGTGGTCGAGGTGGTCGACAAGGACGGCAACGCCAAGATCGCGGACTCCAAGGGCACACCTATGGATATCAAGGGTCTCGTTGCCGAGATGCGCCAGTCCGACACTTTCGGCCGCGCCTTTGAGGGCAATGGCCAATCCGGTACCGGCAAGCAGCCGGGCAACGGTGGCGGTGGACTGCCACCGGCCAAGGGAAATTTCGGCGGAACGCGAGAGGAGCGGGCAGCGGCCATAGCCGCCAAGTTCCCGGACCTCGCACAGTAGTTCTGCAATCCATCCGCTGCTGTCTCGGGACGAGAAGCGGCATCCGGGGCGGGAAGCCTCCCACTGAACCAACAATCCCGAGACATCACGAAAGGAAAATCCCATGTCTCTCTCGCAGATGCAGGTTTTCAACAAATACTTCATGCCGGCGACGATCGAGACGCTGGCGCAGATGGTTGACAAGTTCAACGGCGCTTCGGGTGGTGCAATCCGCCTGACCACGGAAGGCTTCGAGGGCGATTTCCTTCAGGAGTCGTTCTATGCCGCCATCCATTCGGCCCGTCGTCGTGTGGACCGCTACGCCTCCAACGCAGCGGCTTCGCCCACGGACCTGACGCAGCTCAAGCATTCTTCGGTCAAGGTGGCCGGCGGCTTCGGCCCGGTTCGTTACGAGCCGTCGCAGATGTCGTGGCTCAACAAGCCGACCGCCGAGGGTGTCGAGGTTGCATCGCGCAACTTCGCTGAGGCGCTGCTTCAGGACCAGCTCAACACGGCGATCGCTGCCCTTGTTGCGGCCATCGGCAACCAGGGCTCCGCGACCACGGTCGATGTCTCCACCGGCTCGGGCGCCAAGCGGGTCGATTACCTCGCGGTGAACGAGAGCCATGCGAAGTTCGGCGACCATTCCAGCCTGATCGTTGCTCAGGTCATGGATGGTGTTGCCTATCACAACTTCATCGGTCAGAACCTAGCGAACTCGAACACGCTGTTCCAGGCCGGCAACGTCCGCGTTGTCGACATTCTGGGCCGCGTGTCGGTCGTGACCGATGCTCCGGCGCTCTACTCGGCCGCCACGACCTCGCCGGTTGTCGCCGCCAAGCGCCGTGTCCTGTCCCTCGTCGCTGGTGCGGCGACCGTGACCGACAGCCGCGACATCATCTCGAATATTGAGACGAGCAACGGCAAGGAGCGCATCGAGACCACGTTGCAGCTGGATTACAGCTTTGGCCTCGGGCTTAAAGGCTTCACATGGGATGAAGCCAACGGAGGCAAATCCCCCTCGGATGCTGAGCTCGCGACTGGCTCCAACTGGGACCTCGTTGCGTCCTCGGTGAAGCACACCGCAGGAACCTTGGCCGTTGGCCTTGCATAAGGGCTGAAAGCCTTTAGAATCAACGAGCCGCCATTGGTTTGCAGACCTCTGGCGGCTCTAACCATAACCCGAACATTGGAGGTTCGAGGTGGCTAAGGCCAGAAATACAGCGCGTCCATCGCTGACGCAATCTCGTCTCAAGGAAGTTCTCTCATACGATCCAGAGGCCGGCGAGTTTCGTTGGCTGGTATGCACGTCAAATCGCGCACCGGCAGGCTCTCTTGCCGGCAGTGTGAGTAGTGCGCTCGGCTACCGCCTGATCGGCGTCGATGGGGTCAGATACTTCGCCCATAGGCTTGCATGGCTCTATATGACCGGCTCATTCCCGGCCGAGCAAATCGACCATGCCAATGCGGATCGATCCGATAATAGGTGGGCGAACCTTCGGGCTGCTTCCAAGGCCGACAACATGCGCAACATTGGCATGAGGTCCGACAATAGCAGCGGACACACGGGCGTCGGCTGGCATGCGCAGACGGGGAAGTGGCGTGCCTACATCGCGCAGGATGGGCGGACGATCCATCTAGGTCTTTTCGATACGAAGGATGCGGCGCTGGCGGCGCGTAACGAAGCCGCAGCGAAAGCATACGGGGAGTTTCATATCCCCTCATAGTCGTCGGGGATTTATGAAAACTGCACTTTGCCTTGGCGGCGCGGCTGGCGTTCAAGACGAATGGACCGCCGCGCTGGACTTGGCCGATTTTGATTTCATCGTTGCATGCAATGACGTGGGTGCGATCTGGCCGGGCAGGCTGGACGCGTGGGTTACGCTGCACCCCGAACATATCACTCGCTGGCGGGATCAGCGCCGGGCGAACGGCTTTGCAGATGCAGCGCGCTACCTCGTTCACGGAGACTATCCGCCGAAATGGGCCGAGTTGGTCGAATTCCGGTTCCCGGGGCAGGGTGACAGCGGATCGTCCGGGCTGTTCACAGCAAAGGCGGCGCTGATCGATCTGGGAGCCGATAGGGCGGTGCTTGCAGGCATTCCGTTGGTTCGCAGCTCGCATTTCTTCGATGCCGTCCAGTGGGAGGCGGCTGGCGGTTATCGCGCGGTCTGGGAAGCACTTCGGCCTGAATATCGCGCCCGTATCAGATCCATGAGCGGCTGGACCGCTCATTTCTTCGGACTTCCGACAACCGAATGGCTGACGACCGGCTCGACCGATGCCGATGTGCCGTCACCAACTCTGGAGAGCACCAGAATGAGCAAGGTCAAACTGACGAAGATCGCCTATGAGCCGCATCCGGTTTCGCTGGAGCGCAAGCGCGAATTGAACCAGCAGGGCTACAAGATCGTCGACGTGCGATTTGCTCCGGCCGAAGCAAAGCCGTATGAGCCGGAGAAGATCGAACTCGGCACCGACAGTGGCGAAGGGCTGAGCGATGATCAGCTTCGCGCTGCCATCGAAGCCGCCACCGGCCAGAAGCCGCACCACCTGCTCGGCAGGGCAAAGCTGGTTGAGCAGTTCAACGCGCTGAACGCCGTGGCGGCTGGCGAGGAATGACCAATGGCCGATCACTACGGCGACCTTCCCGGCGCGTTGGCCTACAATGAGGCGCGGGGCAACACTGCCTGGTCAGCTGCTGGCGTCACTGATGCGCTGCGCACTGCCGCCCTTGTCCGCGCAAGCTCTGCTCTGGATGGCATCTATGGTGACCGCTTTGCCGGCCGTAAGACAGGAGGCCGCTCGCAGGCTCTGGCATGGCCCAGAACAGGCGCATACGACCACTGTGCAGGCGAAGACATACGGAGCGATGAAATCCCTCAGGAAGTCGTCAAAGCGGCCTATGAGCTTGCATTGGCGGAATTGCTTCAGCCGGGGTCATCGTCGCCAACGGTGACGCCGGGGCGGCTGGTCAAGCGGCAGAAGGTCGACACGATCGAGCGCGAGTTCTTCGGCCCGTATGACGGGGTACCGAGTGACGCCGATGACATGCGTCCCGTGCTGATGTCCGTCGAGGACGCTTTGCGCTGTATCCTTCGGCCTGCGTCCCGCGGTGCGCTGTATGGTTTTGTGGCGAGGGCCTGACATTGGCCGGCTTTTACGACGAAATGGCCGACATGGGGCGGGAACTGCTGGCGCCAGAGAGTGCCGGAGGCCTCGGGCAGGGCGTCATCACCGTGGAGCGCATTGAGCAAGAGCCGATGCCCCCCGACTGGCCCACATGGGAGCCGTGGGAAGGCTCTATTACCATCAAGACCTACCTTCTGCGCGGCGCCGTGTCTGGCGTCAGCAAGGAGTTGGTAGACGGGAACACGATCCTTGCGTCAGACCAGATGCTGATTTGCGCCGACTGGATGGCGATGATCTCGACGCAGACGGGTGATGACGATCCGGTCACGTCGAACACGGAAGTTCCGTTCGACCTCGCCGTGCCGGAAGTCGTCAACGTCGATGGCCTCCCGTTCACGACGCTACAGCGGGTGCCGATACCGGGGGCGGGCGTAAAGGCCGCACACAAGTTCATCATTCGAGGCTGATAGATGCTCAAGCGCCTTTCCGCCCGTGAATTGCTCGAGCAGGTCGCAGCCGACTTCGATCCGCAGGTTCGGCTTGCCTGGATCGAGGCGATTGATCGCATCCGGTCGAACATCGTCCTGAAACGCATCGTCGAGCGACTGGAGCGCGGCGACGTGGCCGGCGTGGTTGCGGATCTCGGGATCGAGGACGGTGTTTTCGCCAAATTCGAGCAGTCGCTCTTGCAGGCATACCATGCCGGCGGCATTGCCACGGTGGACAGCATGCCGTCGCTGCGGGACCCCTCGGGCAACCGCGTTGTGTTTTCGTGGGGCGTGCGCAATCTGCCGGCCGAACAGGCCATGCGCGATCACGCCGCGCGGCTGGTCACGGGCATCGTCACCGAGGCGCGGGAGGGCATTCGCGACGTGCTGGTCGATAACCTCTCGCGCGGGCAGTCGCCTTATGATGCCGGAAGGCTGATCGCCGGCCGCGTGAACCGCGTGACCGGACGCCGAGAGGGCGGCCTGATCGGCCTGTCGCGTCCGCAGATGGAGACAGTTGCCCGTATCGAGCGCGCCATGCGCGAGGGCGACACCGCCTACATGCGGGAATACTTGGGCTTCGCCAACCGCGACAAGCGGCTGGACCGCACGGTTATGAAGGCGATCCGCGAGGGCAGGGCGCTTGCGCCAGAGGAAGCCGAGCGTGTGACGCGGCTCTATTCCAACAAGGCGCTGAAGTACCGGGCGGACACGATTTCCATTCTGGAGACGCATTCGGCGCTGGCCCGGTCGAAGCGCGATGCGTTCCAGCAGCAGATTGATGACGGCAAGCTCGATGCCGATCTCGTCACCAAGAAGTGGCGGCGCACAGTCAGCCGGGAGCCGCGCATGGAGCATCTGGCGATGGCCTCGCAGCCCGCCATTCCGTTCAACGCGAAGTTCATCCTGCCTGACGGCATCCAGTGCGACGGCCCGCACGATCCCAGCCTACCGGTAAGGCATGTCGTGGGCTGCAAGTGCAGCGTCGACTATTCGATCGACTTTACCGGCCAGGCGCTGCGCCGCTACCGCGAGCGCACCGGTGGCTAACCAGACATTCGCCGCCCAGATCGAGGGCTGGACCCGACGCGTAAAGGAAGCCGAGGAAGCAGTCTTCCGGGAGGCCGCTCAAGAGCTGGTAAAGCAGCTCAACGACCAGATCACGGAAATGGTCTACGATACACCGGAGACGCCGAATTACCGGCGCACCGGCTTTCTTCGGGCATCTCTGGTGGCATCGACAGAGGCAATGCCTCGCCTGATCCGCGATAATCCGGGGGTTCCGGTCAATGC